CTAGCATTCCTAGCAATCCTAGCAACCTTAGAGGCAGTTTCGGACTGAGTGTGCCAAAATGACACACTTTTTTATGGGGGTTCTCTGGGTTTTTTATGGGTCTTGGAATGCTTCCGGGTGTCTAAAAATTCCCGGATTAAGACGTACCCCATAATAGAGGTACTGATGATTCGATAAGAAGCGGAAACAATTTGTGCTGTAGTGAATATTATTCTAGTAAATCCCACGAGCTAACTCCGACTTTTGCCACAATCCATTGGGCTATTTGGATTCGAGAAAGAAGATTCGCTTTGAAGTCTTTGGGAAGGATCGGAACGTTCCAGGCTCCGTGTTGTAGAATGACGCCACCTTCTTTAGAACCGACAATTACAGCAACGTCACGGCCGTCTAACATTCTATTAGCCAACCATCGTTTTTGTTGAGGCGTCAGTTCTATTTTGATAGGGGATCGTTGAGGGATATGAGGAAGGAATTTATATTCTATCCACAAGTCGCCTCTATGACCTGAGTACCACACGTCAGGCGTTCCCGATCGAAAAGGGTTGTTCATTTTTTCGTGGTACGTGAAAGGGTCTTTCAGATGTCTATGAATAGACCTTATATAACCATTTTCTGGTTTACTTGCCATCGAGTATTTCCTTAACCTGATCTTGCAGGTCTTGAAGCGTACCGTTATTATCGATCTCACGGTCTTCTGGCATGCGGATAATTCCAGCTTCACTTGGATGATCGTCGCCGGTATGCTCAACTTTTCCATGGTTAACATGGATGATTAGGCCGCCTAATTTACGTACCCATTGAGCTTCGTTTTCATGACGAACGTCGCTGATCACCATACCTGGGCCTAGCTTAAGCAATCTTTGTTGAGCCAGAGTGACCCATAAGTTCTCATTGACCATATCTCTACCCCAACCAGTACCCAGGGTTTGTAGCATTTCCCGGGGGGTCTTACCGATGGCAGGGATAATATTGTTCTTATGGTCTTGCCAGAACTGTTGCCTGAAGTCCATGCCAATCGCTTCCAGCATGTCGTATACGGGGTCCGCAAAGTTGTACCGGTATCCACCGTAGGCAGCGACCATAAAGTCTGCTGCAGTAGACTTCCCTGCTCTGGCTTTGCCAGCAAAAGCAATGATATTAGGTTTAGCCATTAACAATTACTCCAATAAAAAGCCCGTACCTGAACTTCCAGAATACGGGCTTAGTGGGCCTGTAGACAAGCTGCCTTAATTAGCAGCTTTGGGTGGGACAAGAGAAGACAGTGTTTCTTCGTGCTCTGCCAACTCCTTTTCAAGCTCAGCGACATGCTTCTCAGCGTCTTTACGGGCTTTTTTTGCATCGCGTAAATCAGCTTTCAGTTGTTTGATAGACAACTTAACATGCGCTATCGCTTCCTTTTTTTCAACCGCTGATTTCTCAGGGATGATTACACTTAGTTTTCTAGCCATTACCGACCTGCCCGTTTAACTTGACGAGGGGATACTTCTTCGGGCGGTTTGTACATGGATACATCCGGCTCAGTATGCAGACGTTGGCGAGCTTCATCACGACGAGGCATGAAGACGCCCAGTTCTTCATTATCCAATGGACGACGAACTTCAAAACGCGGTGCTGCATACGTTGATTTTTTGTCCATTGTAATTGAAGTTACTACACTGACCGGAACCTTACTATGGCGAACTGCCAGACTATGCACATATGAATCGAAAGACTTGATCGATGTTGGTGGGATAGACATTGTCCAGATAGGTGCTTCTTCCTCACTTTCCAGAGCTGCTACCGGCATAACCGCGATCAAACGGGTATTCTTACATGCTTTGCCTTTGCCATTAGACGCCGAGCCGAATTGATTGTTCGGACATACTGAACAAGATTCTGCCTGGATATCCGGGCTGTTTTTCGAAGGTGCTAACAACGAAGGTTCCTCCCCGATAGCGAAACATGCTGGCGGTTGTGGATTGTCTCTGTCGTAAGCAGAATCGTAGAACAAGTTTGTCGACGCGAAATCGAGAATCACAACTTCTAATTCATCGCCTTCCATTTCGTCGGGGGTAATAAAAGAAACAGCGCCATTGAAACGAATACGGTCGCCTGTAGGGGCGGCAATACGTTTGGCGATGTCATGGGATTCCGCTGCCAATTGTTCTTCATAATTGATAGGGACATTCGAGGTTGTACGTTCTTTTGTAGCCATCTTTGATTCGCTCCTAGACTTTGCGTAGATTAATTCTACGTTGAACAAATGGGATTACTCCCGGTATTTTACCTTTGGTTTCGAACAGTTCACGGCACGCCGTTACCGAAGGTCTCCGCTCTAACAAATGGTAGTATTTGTTTTTATGAATGTACGCATAATACAAATCCCAATCCTGTACGTTAGGCTTTACTGAGGAGGTAATGGATACTGAAGCTTTGGTCCCTTTACCAATGGACGTACCTTCTTTATCCATATGCTCCATCAACTCAATCTCTGTATCATTAATGTCATCAGTGATTGCTTTGATTTTTGCTTCGAGTTTACGTTTATCCTCCCGAAGTTTGAACAATTTATCTATTTTATCACCGATTGTAGCCATGTGATATACCTTTGTTAAGTTCTCCAACAATTAGGGCATTTGACTTTTTTTACAAAGAAACCCTGCCTTTCCATTACAAACCCTTTGCCGTCACAGATTGAACATCTAGTCTGTTTAGACAAGGATTTATAAGCTTTACGAACCCGGTTAAACTCAGCGGCATTTCCACCCCTATCAGGGTGATGGATCATAGCCATACGCTTGTAAGCTTTGCGGATTTCCTCTTGAGTGGCCGTTTCGGGCACACCAAGGATTTCATGATTTCGTGAGGACATTCATTAATTCCGAAGAAATTCTTTGTTGAATATTCTGTTTAATAACTGCGATGTCTTTTGAGATAATCATATCCAGCTGTTCTCTAACCAATTTATTTAATTCAAAACTGGTAATTTTACGTTTAATAGCATTATCCAACTGTTTGGTAATCATGGTTTGTAGGTCAGTAGAGTCGGGTTGGAGTAATTTTATCTTAGCCATTTCTGTCGCTACTATCCCAGACAATTCCTCGCGTAAAATAGCTCTGACTTGGCCATGGATTAATTCACGAACCTGCTTACGTAATTCTTCGTCTTCGTTTATTGATAGATTAACTTTCATCGTTTTGGGTGCATCCTTTTAATATGGGCTTTAAGATTTAACCCCTATTTTGAATAGCATACGTCATAACCTCCTTTGGCTCCCAATGGTAACCCAGGAGCCCAGATAGGAGATTTCGACATGATGCTTGTTAAGTCATCCAAGCATTGTTCCGCCTGATGTTCAGGGGCGATGACAACAATTTCATCGTGTGTCGTAGTCACCACGCGGTATAGATCAGCTACTTCCAGCATCTGTTCACCAATGATGCATCTGGCTAATGCTTGCGTAACGTTTTCAGTCAACAGTCCGCCATAGATTTTAGACCGACCTCTACGAGTTTTGTAACTGGCCTCGGTATAGACCAGACCATCGCGACGAATCTCTGGATGGGCCTGGAGATATGGGTAATGCAAAAATAGTCCGTTAGGCAAACTGATGTGACCACGACCGTATTTCAACGGGCCATATTCTCCTTCGTACCCGGTGATCATACTGGTAATAACATGGTCCATCGTTTTCCAGAGCTGACGAATCTTCCAGTTTTTGGAGCGGTAAATATTCACAATCCGTTCGCATTCTTCTATGGACAGATGAACTGGCGGGCCGCCGAGAGCCCCTTGAGCCAAAGTAGCTCTAAGCTTCACAGCACCCATTCCATACCCAAGGCCAAGCACACAGACTTTACCCAAGAATCGCTGCATGTCGGTTATTTGATCGACCGGTATGCCGTAGATACTTGAGGCCATGAGCTTATAAACATCTTGCTTGTTAGCGAACGCATGAACAATGTCTGATTGGCCTGCGAGCCACGCGTTGACCCGGGCTTCAATCTGTTCTGAATCAGATACGACTACCACATGTCCAGGCGGGGCTAATAAAGACCGTCGTAATTCACCGCCGCGAACCAGGTTTTGAAGGTTTAATTTGTTACCGCCAGACCAACGATGTGTATGCGCGCCTGAGTAGTGTAGGAACACTGGCATGGCCATACCATCTTTACCGGCTTCGAGAAAACGCACGGCTCTGGTCTCGCCAATGGTAGATTTAACGCGTCTACGGGCCTCATATAATGCTCGGACTTGATCGTTAGGATGTTCGGCCAGCTCTTGGAACCCTGGATCTGTTTTAGCGAAAGCGTAGGTTAATTTCCCCGTAGTAGGAGAAATCTTCGTTGGCGGTACGACGCCAGCAAGTTTCAGTTGGGCGGCAAATTTTGGGTTGCTCATTAAGTCGGACGACAACGCGCCTGACCTTAATAGTGCAGATGCTTTAGCCCCAACTTCTTTTTCCAATTCTTGTTGGACACGATCGCAGTCAACTAATAACACTGGGTCGGCAAACAATCGTATAGTTAAATCAACTAATCGAAGTTCGTCATCTGGCATGAAGTCATACATCTTGAAGAACAATTCATAGGTATCATCGACGTCATCAATAGCATATTCGCCCAAGTGCTTTAATATCTCTGGCGATAATTCTCGTAGCCCTTTGGTTGATTCCAGAGCAGCTTTCTTTACCTTACCGGCGAGACGGTGCATTTTAGCCAGTGAATCTAAATCAAGTGGTAGATGATGACCGTGTACAGCCCTGGCCATGGACAATGTATCGAGATAGAAAGCCGGCACTATATCGTAGTGGTGAGAGCAAATGAACCCATCAAACGCAGTGTTGTGACACAACATCGCTGATGTAGACCAATCAATTTCTCGTAAAACCCGGCCTATCTGATGTCCAGAATACCAACGAGTTTTTCTACCCCCACGTTTTAAAGCAACGCCGTGAGCCAAGAATTCATCACTTCGTACATACTCCGACATATTCAAAGTTTTGGATCTTAATGAATATTCTTTATCGTAGTAAGTTTCAAAGTCGAGAGTGACAACTTCATATTTTTTCCCCCGGATCTTAATGTGGGATGCAGGCATTAAATACGGTCCTTGAAGATGGATTGGATAGTGTTTAAGGTATCTAGCTGACGAGCATTTTTAAGAATCAGCCTGTCGAAGATAGCTTGCTCAATAGTATTCTCAGCGATAACCACAATGGTTTCAGTTTTCTGAGTTTGCGTCGCACGATACACGCGTCGGTTACCCTGCAGCCAATGCTCCAGATTTATAGTGGGACTGGCCCAGATGGTCGTAGTCGCTTTGGTCAGAGTCAATCCGTGAGCAGCAGACTGAGGCTGAGCTAACAGAACTTTGTATAAACCTTTCTGAAAGTCGTCGACAATTTGGTTTCGTTGAAGATCAGTAACTGAACCATCGATAACAGCAAACGAATACCCTGCTTTTTCAAATTCAGCAATTAGGCTATCTCGCTGATGTTTCCAGTGAAAGAACACAACGGTATGGTCACGAGGTCTGACCAGATCGGCAATTAACTCGTACCTGCCTGTATCGACGACAGAATAAGTACCATCTTCAGTATAAACTGCTCCTGAGGATATCTGTAACAGCTTACCCATGACTACAGCACCGTTGACTGCAGAAGCAATCTTCCCGTCCTGGAACAAAACAATAGTCGATTTTTCCATGGCTAAATAAGATTTATACTGCTTAGGGGGTAGGTCGTAGGCGATGGAATATTCGTGGTTAGCAGGTATGTCCATACATTCTTCGAATTTATGGCGAATACAGATGTCGGCTATAAGAGTAGATACTGCTTGATTAGCTCCAGGCTTTTCTTCCCATTTGAGCATGTTAGGCTGTGGACCAATTTGTACAGGCTGACAGATTGAATTTCTAAATTGGTAAAACGACTTACCTAATCGCTGACCGTCATCAATGACATAAACCTGATGCCACAAATCAGTTAATTGATTGGCATCTGGGGTACCTGTAAGACCGTATCGATATTTGAAATGCTTTTTAATTCGGTTAAGGGCTTTGGAACGTTGACTAGTGTGGTGTTTGAAAAACGATATTTCATCGATAATGAGCGTATCGAATTCTTCAAAAAACTTAGGCTTTTGTTGGGCGAGCCATTTAGTGGCATCTGTATTAGTGACATAAACATCAGCTTCTTGAGCAAACATTTCGGCTCGCTTGGCTGCAGGACAAATGACGACTTTTATAGCAGGAGAGTATTTTTTAAAGTCATCAACCCATGCTGATTTGAGTAACGATTTCGGGGCAATGATTAACGCTTTTTTACCTTTATGTTTACGGCGTCTAGTATAGGAGTCTATCTGTACTCTCGTTTTACCTGTTCCGGGATCTGACATATCAATGGCCCTGGGTAATCGGGCCATACTGACAATACTTTGTTTTTGGTGCTTGTAGTGCTTAGGGGGTTTTGCCATCTACACGACTCCTTTGGAACAATGGCCTGTACCTGTCGGGCCGTACGGGCACCACTTGCAGGTAAACATGTTTGGATTAGGTGGGAACTCTGTCGCCGTAGTCATAGCTTTAGCGCGATCGTCGAAATTTCTAAAGAACCGCATACCTTGCTTTTGGGTGTACCGCATGTGTGAAATGTCGTCTTGGTCGGTATACCAAAGCTCGACATCTATTACCTGCAATTCAGGGTAACGTAAGAAAGCGGCTAATTGGTACAGTTGGCCTTGCTCGGCATGCTTAACTTCATTACCCCATTTCTTACCGGTCTTGTAGTCAATAACAACAGCATGCTCCGGTGATAAATGAACTATGGCATCGAGTTTAATGCGCCCCCAAGTGTCTTTAGACATCCAGCCAACAGGGTTCCATTCAAGATCAACCCCCCATTCCCCTTCAAGGGCAACTTGGCCACTGACATACAAATCCCTAAGCCGATGGAACTCAGAATCGAATGCCTTCAGCTCAGGGAGCAAAATATCAGTTTTAGATTGAACAAAATCCTCGGCTCCTAAATGAACCCGAGAACCGCGATCATTAGCGTGTTCTGTTTTACCTTTAGGAAGAGGTTTTTCAGGTTCAGGGATTTTATCAATGAATGCTAACTTGGCTCGGAACTTACATTGTTCAAAAATAGCTAATCTGGAATAACTCCAAGCTTTGATCATTGGTCTGGCCTTTCTGAATTTATAATTTTTAAAGTATATCAGATAAGTTTCTAACGGTATTCAAGTGCGCCGAGATGTTCGAGAAAACGGTCTTTGAATCGGGCAAAAAAGTTTTTAGCGAGTCGTATAGAAGCCATAGATCCGGGGGTATAAGTGTTACGTACGTCCGACACGTCATGAACCATTTCGATAAAGCGTTCGACAGTTTCGAGATCAGATTCATTTACTGAACATAAAATTCTCCAAAAATGCTCAATATCTATTCTATGATAAGTATTTCTCGGCGTAGTGAAGCTGGAGTTATCCCAGACGCCCAACTTGACTCTGGTAGTAAGAATATTCATGACATCTTTTACGTGAGTCTGATAAAGTTTATATTTATCAGGATCTACATGTCGTTGTAATGCCCTACCGTGGGCAGTAATTTTACCGTCCGTAATAGTAACCGGTAGTCGCCCATAAACAATCTGGCCATTATACGACCACTTAGTGCCTTTGATTTTGTTTGTGCCTGGATCTCCGTAGGCTACACCAAAAGCGTAAATTACATCGATATGGCCAGGGCACCCAAAAATCTCAGTACGGTCTTTGTAAACATAAGCCCAGTCATCTATATGGGCGGTATTCCAATCAGTCGTTCCCGTACGGGTTTGTGGGTCGTAAAGATATCCCGGCCAAGCTTCAGAAATAATATATCTATCATTTAATTTGTCATACCTAACCCAAGTAGCAGATCTGAATCGTTTTCCAACATGGGGGTTCAGTCTGCCTTTAGCCACTAATTGGCCGCAAAAATCGAAAGTAAGCATGAGTCTCCTTTAATTATCAAACCAGAATATTACCCGGTGATTATCAATGTCTTCTTTATCTATCCAATTGTCTTTGAAGAATTCGAGGACAGGATCTTTGCCTTCAAGAGCCTGAGCCGTAGCTTCTGTTAAAGAGCCGTTCGAAACTTTGATAAACTTTTCGATAAATTCTCGCATCGACAAATGTCCATGTGAGTGAGCATCCATCCCCCAATCTGTAGCAATGATTATACCTGCATCGCTGATATCTTCAGGCAAGCCGTTAGGTCTAGGACCAGGACCACGGACACCAGCAAGTTCTGCAAAGAATCCATAGTTACGGTATCGCGTAAAGAAGATAGGCAGTTTGTCAGCAGTATCGTAGGGTATAAATGTTTGGCTTGACGTTAAAACTGGGGCCCAGCCCGCATCGAATTTCTTTTCGATAACCCAATGAATATCGCATCCCATAGAACGCTCCTAATACAAAAGATCGTTGGCTAAAGTTTCGTCGATTAATGACACCCGTCTTTTAAGGTTTTCAATTTTATCCATAACTATATGGGGAGCTTGAGCCAAAGGGACTGATTCAAAACTTGGGACCGGGATTTCATCGTTATAAGGATCTTTTTCTGAAGATATTAAATTCTTTACTGTACGCTCCAGATGCTCTATCGAATAACTCAATTCATCAAGTTGCTGAAGCATTTCAACGTGTTTAGGGCGGGCAGGACCGACTTTAGTTCCGGCTCCGGCCGCGCTTACTTGTGCTTTTGCTGTACCATCCATAATATTTTCCTATTTAGTTGGGGGGTAAAAATTTATTAATGTCTTCGGGTAAGTTATAAACGCCTTGGATAGATTGCAAATACTGAGGGTCAATTCTTAATTGAGACTGATCAGCTCTACTAAGCCCGTTACCGCAGGCCGATCCGCCAAGAATGTATGTAAGATTCCATAAAGGCAAAGAACTTCCGGGGTGGACTATTTTGGGGATAGCAAACACCATATTGCCGCTAGGGCGGGGGCCCCAAAGTTCTTCTGCTTCTTTACCATTACCAATAACGATTTGTGTATATCCTGCTTTATGGCACTCGGTAAGAAAATCTGCCAATCTTTTCTGAAGTTCTTTTTCATAAAGACTTCTCGCAGTGGCAGCTTTTAATACATTTGACGGGTGACTTATATGGGCTTGGTAAGCCATTTCATGGAAATTCCGATTACTTTCCTGAGTATATTTTTCCATAAGACCTCTAAGAATCGATAATTAAATGCTCGCCGTGAGGAGGCGTAACTTGTGTGTTATTGATACACCACAGAGTTGGGAATGGAGCTTCCTCGTCTGGGAAGGGGCCATAGCCATCTGTTAAATACACCAGACATTTAGGTTCCAGACCGGTCTCTTCGATCCATGCAAACGGCGGTCTAAAGTCAGTACCGCCGCCGCCATGAAGTTTGAATTCAATTTCATCGTCAGGACTGAATACATCGATATGTGCAATACGAGCGTCACAGTACACAACATGCAGTTTGCTTGGACGAACTTCATTCACAATACCCAGAATCTCACTACCGAATTCAGACAGTTCTTTATCCGAAATTGAACCAGAGGTATCAATAACTACAACCATTTCACCAGAGCCTTCAGATTCTCTGGACGGCAAATACAAATCTTCACCGATGAATCGACGATTACCACGACGCCATGAGAAATCATCATTGGCTTTTTCAGTCATGAAGCGTCTTAAAATATTACGCCATGGAAGTTGGGGCTCCATGATTTCATTCATCAAGCGTTCAATGTCTCCAGGCAATTTATCAGACTGCTTGGCAACATGTGCTGCCTGGGCCATAGCCATCTTCCATTCAGATTCTTCAGCGTGTTGTTGTGACTGAGACGCGCCAGAGTTAGTGCTGTTCGGGCTGTCTTTAACACCGCCGTCACCGCCGGGATCGTTATCTTCCTGTTCGTCGCTATCACCGTCTCCCTGACCTTGACCGCTGCCACCGCCAGGAGGAGGACTACCGCTACCATTAGGGTCTTGCTGGCCATCGCCGTCACCAGGATCGTCAGGTAAGATGGTGTAGATGTGCTCAGCGGTTTGACCAGCATATTGTTGACCGTTGAACGTTGCTTGAGGCAATTCGAAACCGGCGTTTTCTAAAATGTAGTTAATAGAAAAATCACATGCTTTATTCCATTTTTTAACTTCACGATTGCCGCGACGAGTATGGTGCATAAGCGCTGGGTGCATAACTGAATGAGCAATCAGACCTTGCGTTTGGCCCTGAGATAATCCCTCGATGTATTCTGGGTTGTATTCCAGAGTTACACCGTCACATGTTGAGGATTTAATTTTAGGGTTCTCGACCATTTTAAGGCGGAGAGCCAATGATCCAAAAAACGGATGGCCCATAATTAAATTGGCCCGAGCTTTGGTCATCTTCATTGCGGTGCTAGACATGGTGTCTCCTTGATTCGCGTTGGGGTTATAAATCTTCTAATGGAACTTTTTTGACAAAGTACCGGTATAAATCATAGCCAACATCAAATGGCCAAATTATTGGATAGGTCCAGATTTTGAGAGCTAAAGATACTTGGCTTTTATAAGTATTCAAAGGAGCTTTGAAAAGAGCTTGTGTTTTTTCTGAAAATTCCAGATAAATTAAATAAACCGCTACCCCAAGTACATAATATGCGATAAATAAAGTCATTATTTGTTTCCTCTTGAGTCAAAATCTAATCCTGATTTCCACCCGCCGCCGTCTTTCTTACGTTGGGTATGTTCAGCTTTAGTGGGCCGATAAATTTGAGGGATTATCCCCTCACGTTCCATTTGATTAATCGTTTCAGTACTGGCTTTTAATCGTTGGCCAAGAGCATAACGAGAAATCTTTGGTTCTTGACTCATAATCTGATGGATCTGAGCCGCTAATTCATAAATACGTTCACTCATTATCAAACCCGACATGTTTTGACCAGTAATTTTCTGGGGCATATTCACAAGGTAATTGGTTTCCTTGGTAGGAAATTACTCGTACGCAATCGCCATTTGGATCGATGTACATCGTAGGTAAAGTAATTAAAAATACGAATACCCAAGCACCGAGGAAAATAACGACCGTCACTGCCGGTAAGTAGAGCAAAATTGTTTTACGGATACCCATCAGAACAGGCCCAGCAAAGATTTGATTTTCTTAGCCATGTCTTCGCGGTATTTAGAATCTTTACGAAGCTTATCAATACTTATGTCCTGCACAGCAGTAAGAATAGCATCGGCCGTAGTAGAAACTTGTTGGTCATCCACTACGTTCATTTTCTTAGCCATTTCAGCTGTCTCGGCAACAGACGTAATTGTGTTGTCACGAAACACTCGGGTAGGGTCACTGATGGCGTCATACATTAACTGTAGACGTTCTTGCATACGGGATATCAAAGTAGCCCAGGCCCCCGTTAGCGCTTCACGAATATCCTGTTCGGTCTTTTCTTTGATTTCATCTAAATCCGTACCAGCCAACGTAATTCGGAAATCCTCTGTCGAAGGAAATGGTAAGAACGACACGTTGATTTTGTAGTTGTTAGGGATGTCTTTAACATCTGGATATTGCTCAGGAATGAACAATTCTTTTTTAGTTTGCTTGGCATATTCAATCCACTTAGGGTAATCATTGATAAAATCCTGGACTGCAGTATCAAATAATGCTTTACGATCGGCCATGCCTTGACGGTAATCAAAGAAGTTTTCAGTAGCGAGAATACGTACGCTGTCATCTTGCCAAGGTAATGTATGGCGGTAATGAAAGCTGCGAATTTCACTGACAATACGACTGATATTAATCACCGCTTTTTTAGGGATCAGTGTTTTGACATATCGATCGTCTTTGTCTTGAAGATTGTACTTAACAGCAATTTCATCAGTCACTTTCTTGTCAACAATAGTCGGAGTCCACTGCGAGATTTGCAGTTTTACCAACATGGCTTTTTCAGTAATCATGGAGATTTCCTTTTAAGAATCCATTAATAATTTACGACGGGTTAAAGTCCATATGGCTTTTAGATATACAGGATGACCGCCCTCAGAGGCTTTATTTGCTACAAATTGGGAAGCTTGTTGGTCATTATCGAAATATCGGTTTGAGATTCGAAGGATGTCATTTTGAGTTAGCCGCCAACCATGTTCCCGGGCTATTGCATCATCAATAGGATTCCAAGGGGTTTCTAAATAAGCCCGACGGTGCATATCCGAACCTTCAATTGCTTTAGACAAAACAAATTTATAGGCCATATATGAAGACGAATGAATTGAATTACCACTGGCGTCGAACACTCGGGTTAGGCTCCCACCGGCTGTTAATCGCCACCCTTCACGGATAGCGATTTCCTGTTCTTTACCCGTTAGAATAGGTTCAGACATGTTATGTCCTTTGTGTAAAAATCCCCCAGGGATAAGCCCCCGGGGGGATTTAATTAAAACATTACATCTTTGTTAGCCAAAGCCCAGGTGTTGAACGCTTTGGTGTTCGTCAAACTAGGATCACGAACTACAGCATCTTTCATCAGCAATACCTGGAATTCAGCCGGCATACGCAGAGCATACTGAACCACACGTTCCATATTATCTTTAGTAGTCTTAGCCGCCAGACCAGTAGACAGGGCATACAACGTTGCTGGTTCTTCTGGAACTTCAGCTTTGTCAGGAGCCATTAGCAAGGCATCCAGATTAGGCAGGCTACGATAGTATTTCAGGTAGCCGACGAATTCCGCTGCACAGCCTTCACCGACGATACCGGAATACAGTTCATATTCGATAGACGGATCAGGATTTTGAGCGGCGACTTTAGAAACAAACTCCCAAGAACGTGGTGTAGCAAACGCCTGGGCATCTTTCAAACGAGCGATACGTTTGTGTTCTTCGGTAGATTCGTTACGTGGTTCGAACTCATTTAAGTGCATTGGTCTGAAACGAATGAAGCCCAATACTTCGATTGAGATATTGTTCTTAAGAGCCCAATCACACCAATCATCGTTATTTACTTCGTAGTTGATATGTGAGAAACGATTTTTAAGTGCTGTGGACATTTGATTAACAATCGCACGATCTGTAGTGCGATTACCAGCAGCGATAATGTCCCAACCATCTGGCAGAACATAGTCGCCCAGCTTGCGGTCAAGAACTAATTGATAAGCCGCTGCTTGTGTGGCTTGAGCAGCTGAGTTGATTTCATCCAGGAATAAAATACCACGTCCTGAAGTTGGTAAGAATTCAGGAATATTCCAGCGTGTTGTATGAGTGCGTTTGTCTACGCTGGGTACGCCACGTAAATCAACAGGGTCTAATTGAGAAAGACGAAGATCGATCAGTTCGACTTCACGTTTTTTAGCCGCTTGTCGGACTAAATCTGATTTACCGACACCAGGGGAACCGTGGATCATAACCGGTTGTTTGGCATCAAGAAGGGTGTTAATAGCGAGTGACGCTTGTGATGGACGCATTTCATAGTCTCCGTGCGTTGGTTAAAAATTATTTACGGTATTTACGATGGTCGGGACCAGGGGAAACGATATACCGTACAGGGGAATTCGCCGATTCTAACGTATCCAAAATATCATCTGGAGCGCCCATGGCATAAATGCGTGATTCATGGGTTGGTGAATCTTCTTCGGACCGATGGATAACGATACCGATGAAGTTTTGAATAGATGTAGGATCGAGTTGCGAGATATCTTGAATAAGGCTCCGCGCTTGCATTTCTTGGGACTTAATATCTTTAATATCACAACTGCCCATTTCCAATACTTCAGTTTTTTTCATGTTTAGTTTCCTCCAGCATTTCGCCGGTTTTTGAAATGATTTCCATTACGTTTTCTGCCGTCTCTCTCACTGTCCCGACAGTGATAAATGTACGGCCTACGGCCATATCACCATCTTCATCTAAAGATGGTTTTTTGGTCACAATGCAGAGCATACTGCTGATGTCTTCGGAAGGAATATCCACGAGTGTTTGGATAGATTGTTTAACATGCTTGTTAAGTGTTTCGTTATCGTCGCGGTCGCAGGACATAAGTGTGCTTTCAGTCATAGGTTGTACTCCTCATAGATTCTTTGGATGGCAAAAGCTTGTGCTACGGCATCATCAATAGCATTGTGTTCGATGCCGAACATAGGTTTATTTTCAAGTGGGAATAGATGCAATAGCGTTCTTAAGCAAGCATTTTGTTTGTACCTCCAAGGCTGTGATAATCCTAAATCATTGTATAAACTTCGTACGACGACATTATCGAAATCAGATCCCAATCCCCACACGCGAGCCGTGTCATATTCAGCACACCAAAGGGAGAATAATCCCAACGTTTGTTCTAACGTTTTTTCATGAGAAACTGTATAGTCCGGGATGGAACCAATTATATGGATTTGTTTAGAGTCGAATACTTTTTTGGCTTCGGGAGATTGTTCCTTCCACCAGTCAAGAGTGCCCTGGTCAATATGTCTATTTAGTATATTAGTCTGATGATCAGCGGTTCCGACAATATTGGCATAGAAGCCAGATAGTATTTCGGTTTTATTAAAAGCGACGGCTCCGATAGAAATAACTACTGCATTAGAAGCTAAACTAAGGGTTTCAATATCTAATGAAATATCAATCATTTATAAAATTCTCTGGGTTATAGGAAGGTAAAACCATTTGTAACACAATGTTAGATGATATCACTATCCATAGGTCTGAGACACCAAAAGCTTGAAGATTTCTATCTTGATCATAGATGCTTAAATGCCAATTCAAGTTAGAGGGTAGGCATATAAAGCCCAAGGGTTCTATAATTCGAGCGAATTTTTTAAATTCCTGATTGTAATCTTTAGAATTTAATTCTTCGCTATGGTCTTTAAAAGTATCTTCTCTATGAAGATCGAATTCTTCTATTAAGCTTATTTCTATGGGCATAAATGATGTGTTCCCTGGTTATAATAGGGCAAAACTAATTGAAGATAAGTATTCGATTCTAAAACTCGCCAAGACGCATCATCCGATTTTTCATCGGGCGTATAGTTATAATAGGCTTGTAAAATTTTTGTCTCAGTATCAAAAATACTCATTTTGTACAGTCTAGTGCGAGGCAAAACAATTAGATTACTTGCAGAATCGGCTTCAATTCGTTTTTTAAAATCCATAAAAAACACGTCTTCCACAGAAGTATCTAATGAATCTACATGTTGCTCGAAGCAGTGGAGATTTGTTTTTTTAGTAATAGGTAATATTGTTGCTGAAGTCATGATTCTTCCTGTACAAAAGCTTCTAAATCATTAAATTCCACAACATTTTCGTTATGAGCGAGCAGCAAATCACGCAATATATTGTCTCTGTTTTTCATCATGATCCATCTATTGTGAGAAGTTTGATGGAAAGTAATCATATATTCATTATAGATACCCGCATGACGAGTATCTGATTCAGGGCGGAATGTGTAGTCTAAGAACTTAAGCGCTGCAAGTAGAGCAGGCGAGATTTTATAGTTCGGAGTACTCAATTATTTCACCCTTTGATAATAAAAGATTGGCTACAACATAATCATGGTCATAAATTACCCAAGTATGGCTACTAGGCCCATACACAGCACGAATGCGATCGTCTTTTTCGATAGAAGCAAGAACATGGTCTGTTTCTATTTCAAACGTATATCCAAGAAGTTTAAGCGCGGCATGTATGTCGTCGGGAATAGATGTTTTATAACCCTGCATGTACATTCTCTTTATGAAGCCGTAGTAATTTAATCAATTCAGTTTGGTCATGTGGATGGCCTTTCGGGTATTTCCACCCCCCATCGGTAAAAATGAGCTTTACGTATTTTCTTTGGTAAGCCCCTCTATCTTTTTCGAAAGATTCCTTGGGCGGCGGAATGATATCAATGCTGGCAACATAATTTTTATCTTTGTTTGCCGGGTCAAACTGATACCCCATAAGCTTTAGAATAACTTCTAATTTCTGAGGTATTTTTCGTTTTTTATAATCACTATCGATCATGAGAAATCCAATTGGGAGATTAATTCAAAAATTGCTTCGATATTGTCATCTTCGGGCGGTACGAAAGTATTAAGTCGATATTTAGTTTCAGTATTGCGCCGCACTCCGTATAGATGGATTACTTCAATACGATCTTCTCCAATTAAATCGCTGTTGATAAGTGCTTTATCGCCGTACTTACTGATATTGATATTCACTTCGACAATATTTAATAGCTTCAAAGCTGTGAAAATAGCTTGATTATTCTGGTCTGTATTGTTCGACATTTTCTGGCCCTATAATAGCTATAGCTTGATCGAGGATATGTTTATTCTGAGGAGGAATACCTGAAGCTACATCCCAATTGTCTGTCATAGCGAAATACGATAGATAAGCCCAATGGTCTTTATGTAATACCGCGCCGTAAGCGCGTGGGTCTAAAGCAAACCCTAACAATTTAAGAGCCGAAATCTGGCCCTGGTTCAAGCCGTACATTCTCTTCTCCTAAATATGGGAGTATTTGATCTTGGTGATTATCTAAGGCCGTGCTGAAGTAAAACAACCGTTCCCAGCGATACGGCCCATCGATTTTTCTACGGTAAAGTATCCATAGATTGTGGTCTATCGTAT